ACAGGAGTGATCGTTTACGATTGTCCTTGTGGTTGTGGTCGCGTCAAGCTAATTGAAATTGGAGAGCCAGACACTCGAGACCTGCTGTTTTATGCAGAGAACCTCCGGAACCATACGATGGAGGAATATTGTGAGGCTGTAGAAGATAGCGAGAGCGAAAGTGGTGAAATTTCCTGACAATGTGATCTGGAAGCCGATGAAAGGAAGTCAGGAGGCTTTCCTTTCATCGACCCCTATCTTCGAGGTCCTTTTCGAAGGGACACGAGGCGGTGGCAAGACTGATTGTCTGCTGATGTCGTTCGGAATGCACGTCGGGAAAAGCTATGGAGCCGCCTGGAAGGGAATTCTGTTTCGCCAGACGTATAAGCAGCTTACGGACGTGATTACGAAGACCAAGAAGTGGTTTCCGCAGATCTGGCCGGACGCGAAATTCAACCATTCGGAGCATGTCTGGACTTGGTCGACGGGAGAGCAGCTTCTTCTGCGTCAGTTCCAGAAAGCTGACGACTACTGGAACTATCACGGTCACGAATACCCGTGGATCGGCTGGGAGGAACTGTGCAACTGGGCCTCAGACGAAGGCTATAAGCGAATGATGTCGTGCTGTCGGAGTTCGACGAAGAACATGCCTCGTATGTGCCGCGCCACGACGAACCCGTATGGACCCGGCCATAACTGGGTGAAACACAGGTTCAAGCCCAATACGATGAACATGATCGTGCGTCGGGACCTCGTAGACGAGGACGGCATGAAGGAGCCGCCGCGCCTCTCCATCCACAGCCACATTGACGAGAACATTGCGCTGCTCGAGGCTGATCCGGACTACAAGCAGAAGATCGCAGCAGCCGCTCGGAACGAGGCTGAGAAGAAGGCGTGGCTGGAAGGCTCTTGGGACATCGTGTCGGGAGGCATGTTTGACGATGTTTGGAACCCGAAATATAATGTCGTTCCTGTCTTTGAAATCCCTGAAACGTGGAAAATCGTTCGGAGTTTCGACTGGGGCGCGAGCAAGCCGTTCTCTGTTGGGTGGTGGGCCATCTCCGATGGAAGCGATGTCCTCTGGCCGGACGGAAAATGGCGATCGACCGTTCGTGGAGACGTTTTTCGAGTGCGAGAGTGGTATGGCTGCACAGGAAAGCCCAACGAAGGACTGGATCTCCTGGCTGTCGAAATTGCGGAGGGGATTGTAAAGCGCGAATTAGAGTGGGGCTGGAGGCGTCCGGGCGAGAACTGGTGCCGTGTGAAAGGCGGCGTAGCCGACTCTCAGATCTTCGCAGCTGAAAATGGCAACTGCATCGCCACCGATATGAAGGTGAAAGTGCGTTTGGACGATGGTTGCAGGTATCCAGGCGTGAATTGGATGCCAGCAGACAAGCGACCCGGCTCCAGAAGCACGGGTTGGACGCAAATGCGTCAGAAAATGAAGAACGCGCACCTAAATGTAAAAGAAGTCAACGGAGAATTGCGACTTTACCCTCGTGAGAGGTCTGGAATGTTCATTTTCGAGCATTGTAGGTGGTTCATTGAGACTGTTCCAGTGCTTCCACGCGACGAAAAGGACATGGACGACGTAAATACCGACGCAGAGGACCATATCGCGGACGAAACTCGCTATTTGGTGCGCTGGATCCAAACTCCCGCGTCATCTGGGTCTACGACGGGGCATTATTAGGTCTCGATTGGACAAAAACGGGCTTGCCACAGCCCAGAACCATGAGCTAGGGTCTAAAACCATGACAAGCGCACTCACATCAGTCCATCCGGAGGCATCCTCGGCAAAGTCCGACTGGGTCCTCATGCGCGACGCCTATAAGGGCGAACGGCAAGTCAAGAGCAAGGGTCCGGTCTATCTGCCGATGACGAGCAGCCAGATCGTTGACGGTGCGCTGACCAACGTCCAAAGTGTCGGCTACAAAGCCTACGACGCGTATAAGACGCGAGCGCGCTTCCCCAATTTCGTTCGAGAGGCCATTCAGATGGCTCTCGGCATGATGCACAGCCAGCCTCCGGAAATCAAGCTTCCGAAGTCGATGGAAAAGATGACCTCCCGCATGGGAGAGCCGTTGAATGTGCTTCTGCAGAAGATCAACACCGAGCAGCTTCTCACTGGGCGTATCGGCCTGATGGCTGACCTGCCGACCAACCCTGCTCCCGGAGAAGATCTGCCGTATCTGGCGACGTATGTGCCTGAGCGCGTGATCAACTGGGATGATGGACGAGTTGAACAACTCGTCCCTCAGCGCCTGAACCTCGTCATCATAAACGAGAGCGAATACGTTCGCAAAGCTGACTTCACGTGGGACGATGAAGACAAGTATCGCGTCCTCGTCATCGGTGATGTGGAAGACAATGAACAGAAAGGCGTGTATCGTCAGGGTGTGTTCGAGGCCGAGCATTTCGACGAGAGCAAGCTGATGACGCCGATGTGGCGCGGACGTGTGCTCCAGAAGATCCCGTTCGTGTTCATCAACTCCTGCGATATCACTCCTGACGTGGACGATCCGCCTCTGCTCGATTTGGGCAATATGTGCATGACGATCTACCGGGCCGATGCCGACTATCGTCAGAACCTGTTCATGCAGGGGCAAGACACGTTTGTCACCATCGGTGGAGGCTGGGACGATACGGACGAAGTCCGGGTCGGTGCAGGCTCTCGCATCGATCTGCCCCAAGGTGGTGACGCCAAATACGTCGGTGTCACCAGCGCGGGGCTGAGCGAGCAGCGTCAAGCCTTGGAGAACCTTGAGCGGCGTGCTGGGAGCATGGGCGCACAGACTCTGGACAGCACCAGCCGTGAAAGAGAGTCCGGAGACTCGCTCCGGATCCGAGTTGCAGCGAGAACCGCAGACCTCAACACCATCGCAGACACCGGAGCGGCTGGCCTCGAGCATATACTGAAGATCTGCGCTGAGTGGATGGGTGAGAACCCTGATGACGTCAGTGTTCTGCCGAACAAAGAATTCGGTGAGATGCCTCTCACTGGACAAAGCATGGTCGAGATCGCAACTGCGCGGAACCTCGGCTGGCCGATTTCTGCCAAATCGATGCACGACCTCGCACGGAAGCGTCGTATGACGACGAAAACGTTCGAGGAAGAGATCGCCGAAGCAGAGAAAGAGGCGGAGAAGGAAGAATTCGTCTTCGCCAAACAGGGTTCTGGTGACCGTGCGGCCACTCAACCCAACGACCCAGACGACCCTGAAGGACAGAACCAAGTTCCGGGTCAGACTACCAATCCCAGCGGGCGTGATGCCCAATAACAGATAGGAGACCGGACATGGATCCGCTCGAGATTTCTTACGACACACTGGACGCTGTGCCCGAAGCGTTCCGCCCACTCTACAGTGAGAAAGACGGCAAGGCTGTCCTCACGGGTGTCAACGGCATGAAAACCCCGCAGGACGTCCTGAATGTTCAGGAAGCTCTGCGCAAGGAGCGTGCTGACCACGCCACAGCGAAAGAGGCTCTCAAGCCTTGGAAGTCGCTCGGTGACGATCCCACTGAACTCCAGGCCAAACTGGACCGCATTGCTGAACTCGAAGCTGCCGCTGGCGGTAAGCTCGACGACGCAGCGATCCAGAAGCTCGTCGATGCCCGTCTTGGGCAGAAGACCGCACCGCTGGAGCGCCAACTGCGCGACACGACCTCTCGCCTCAGCGAACTCGAAAGCGAGAACAATCAGCTCAAGAACACCCTCGTCAGCCGTGACCGGAATGATGCCATTCGGGCCATCGCGACCGAAATGAAGGTGTTGCCGACTGCGATCGCTGATGTGGAACTTGTCGCTGGCCTGTATCTCGAACGTGATGAAACCTCCGGCGAGTTCATCGTCAAGGCTGACGCCAAGGGTGTGACACCCGGCAGCGATATCCGTGGTTTCCTCAAGGAGATGCAACAGCAGCGTCCGCATTGGTGGCCGAACTCTCAGGGCGGTGGTGCTGGTGGAGGTCGGAACTTCGGCGAGTCCGAAGACAACCCATGGTCTTCGAAAGGCTGGAACATGACCAAGCAGGGACAGTATGTCCGCGAGCACGGCATGGCGAAAGCCCAAGAAGCTGCGAAAGCCGCTGGTTCGTCTGTCGGCGCAACTCGCCCTCCCAAAGCGAGCAAATGAGCTTGTCACGCGCCCTCTCGGCGCGTAACTTGCAAGCATAGCAGGCGGGGTCTGGTAGCCGACCGCAAGCTATACGCGCCTCCGGTTGAGCAACGCTCCCGGAGGCGCAATCTTTACAAAATACCTGTTGCAATCATTCCTTCCTGCGCGTATGGTGACAAAAGTTACCGGATGACGTGACGTCATCACCGATTTGCGACATGGGTCGCTCTCCCTTCTCGAAACGCCAAGAAAGGACATTCCTATGGCAGCAGGTCCCACGACTCGGGTGAGCGACGTCATCGTCCCCGAAGTCTTCACTCCCTACATGCAGGTGCTCACCGAAGAGAAGTCGCGACTGGTTCAGTCTGGTCTGCTCGCTCGTTCGGAAGCTCTCGATACCCTGCTCGGTGGCGGCGGCATTACCTTCCAGGTTCCTTCGTTCCGTGATCTCGACAACGACGCTGACCGCATCTCGACCGACACTTCGGTGCCGTTCGCTGACGCCGACGCGACGCTTCCGGCTGGTGTGGCTCGTCCGCCCAACCCGAACAAGATCCTGACCCAGAAGGAAATCGCTGTTCGTCTGAACCGCAACAACTCCTGGTCGACCACCGACCTCGCCGCGATCCTCTCCGGTGCGGACCCGATGGAAGCGATCGCCAACCGTGTCGCGGCCTACTGGGTGCGTCGTCTTCAGGCTGCGTTCATCGCCACCTGGAACGGTGTCATCGCCGACAACGCCGCGAACGACTTGGGTGACTACATCAACGACATCAGTGGTGCTGGCTTCGTCGATGGTGTGACCAACTTCTCGGCCGAAGCCTTCCTGGACGCTGCCCAGACCATGGGTGACTCGCAGGAAGATCTGGTGGCCGTGGCCGTCCACTCGGTCGTCTACAACCGGATGCAGAAGAACAACCTGATCGACTTCATCCCGGACGCCCGTGGCGAGATCAACATTCCGATGTTCCTTGGCCGTGAGGTCATCGTGGACGACGGTCTGCCTCGCACCGGCTCGGTCTACGACACGTGGCTCTTCGGCGCTGGCGCGACCCAGATGGGTGTCGGCACTCCCCCGGTCGCGACCGAAGTGGAGCGCAAGGCTGGCGGCGGCAACGGTGGCGGTCAAGACGTGCTCTACTCGCGCGTCATGTGGACCATCCACCCGACTGGTCACGCATGGGTCGGCACGGCTGGCGACGGCGGTCCTGCGAACACCGGGACTCTTGCCTCGGACCTCGACGAAGCTGCTTCGTGGAACCGGGTCTACCCCGAGCGGAAGCAGATCAAGTTCGCTCGCCTCGTCACCCGCGAAGCGTAATGAGTTGAGGCGGGGTTTCGGCCCCGCCTCATCTCCAACCTGATCTGGAGGAAATCCCATGACCGCTCGTATGCGCCATCTTCGTCATCGCGAGTTGGACGGTCTTGCTCGGGATCGCCTCGACCATACCAAGGACGCTCTTTCTTTGGGCCTCCCCGAAGGGTCGAAGCCCGAGTATACGTTCACCGCAGACAACCTCACGAACACTATCACGGTCGCTGGCGAAGATACTCTCGCTGTCGGCAATCCCCGTGTCATTTTGGAAGGCAATCTCCCTGCCGAACTCGAGACGGGCGTGATCTACTGGCTCGCAGACACCGGAACGAATACCTATTCGCTCCACACGTCGAAAGCCGCCGCTGCTGCCGGAACCGGTGATATCGCATTCACCGATAATGGCACTGGCACCCTGACCATGACCATTCTCGACTGAAGGAACACATGATGGATATCAAAGAAGCACTCGCTCAGCTCGACTCGATGGAAGACTCGCACTGGACTGCAGACGGCGCTCCTGCCGTTGATGCCGTTTCGGGTCTCGTCGGCAAGAAAGTCACGCGGGCTGACATCACCAACGCGGCTCCCAAGTTCTCCCGTGAGAACATGGACCTGACCGAAGTGGAGACCACCAATGCCGTATCGGAAGAAGGGCAAGGGCAAGAAGTGATCGTCGACGAAGAGCTCGATACTTCTGTCCTGGAAGAGTTCGTCGAAATGGAGCCGATGCTCCCCAACGAACTGGCCGACAAGGTTCTCTCCAAGATCGACCCGAAACTGCTGCCGGAAGTTGAGCGTATGCTCAGCGAACAGATCGCGATGGTCGAGGCCAAGCAGCGCGAAGTCGAAGAGATGAACCGCAAGCTGAAACTCAGCAAAGCTCTCACGCAGACCTGGATCAAGCAGCTGATCCCGGACATGTCGAACCAGGAAGCGATCCAAGCCTACATTCGTTCGTCGGCTGCGAACCGCTCCGCCAAGGCTGCTGAAATCCAGCGTGTCTTGGGCGGACTGAAGCCTGCTGACATCGCCAAGCTCGATCCTCGTGCAGCTATCGACCGGGCGTTTGCCCGCAAGACTGCCCGTGGCGGGCAGCGGCCCACAAGGTAAGGGGTAGGACATGCCCATACGCCGCCCAGAGCGCGCCAGAGGGCCACTGAGCGCCCAGCTTAGGGCGGCGCTATACTATGCCCGCAAGCGGCGTCTGGCGCGGCTCCAGGGCGGCTCTACGCCAGTCGTAACAATCTTCCGCTACTGGCGTGTCCTGTGTGAAGCAGCATCGAATGCCTCTTTCACAGGTATGGCTGACCTGCAAATGCGCGAGACCTCTGGCGGTGCCGATATCACCACCACTGGTTTCGCCATTGCAGGCGGACAATTCTCTACCAACGCTCCAGAGAATGCTTTTGATGGTGATCTCACGCTCACTTTCTGGAACGTTGACAAACTGCCGCTTGAGAATGCCTGGATCGGCCAAGACTTCGGTGCAGGCAACGAAAAAGAAATCGTTGAGATCGCTATCGGTGCTCGCGTGACATCTGTCAACTTCAACCAGACTCCTACCCAATTCAGCGTTCAGCGTTCTGCTGATGGCGTGACCTGGACAACTGAATGGCAAGTCACTGGTGAGCCTGCATGGTCTTCTGGCGAAGTCCGTGTGTTCACGAAACCCTGAGGTGAGAAATGGCATTCGTAGCTGAAGATGGCACCGGGGTCGCAGACGCCAACTCCTATACGACAGTGGCGTTTGCCGATGCCTATTTCCTCGACCGCGCGAACGCGACGTGGGACGCTGCTGTCAACGCTGCGAAAGAAGCTGCTCTGGTGAAAGCCACCGATTATATGGAACTTCGGTTCAAAGACCGCTGGAAAGGCAGTCTTGCACCTGAGGCCACCACCCTGTCTTTCCCGAGACAGTATCTCTATGATCGCAAAGGCGAACTGGTGGATTTCGCCGCAAACGGTATCCCGACGGATATTCAGAAAGCGACGGTTGAATATGCACTTCGAGCTCTTTCTTTAGATCTTCTGCCTGATCCTACTGTTGCCGAGTCTGGTCAGGCTATCAAGAGAACCTTCGACAAGGTTGGTCCCATCGAAACTGAAGTCGAATATGAGGGCGGCGCTGCTCGGCCTGATCTTATTCGCCCTTATCCTACCGCTGACAAACTCCTCCTTTTCTGGATCGCAGGTGCAGGGGGCGTGATCAGGTAATGGGGATCGACTACGCGAAATTGGCTGCTACTGCTGAACGTCTGGTCAAAGATGCTGGCCGGACGATCACACTTGTTCGGCCCAACGAAAACCCGGCTGATCCCACTCAGCCATGGAACGGTCCCCCAGCCGCTCCAGTTGGCGAGACAACCCTGGACGTTCCCGGTGTTCAACTCCTCCCGAACGCCGTGCGTGTCTTTGGGCTGTCCGCCTTGGGTGACGCCAAAGAGTTCCAAGGCTTGATCACGTTCAGTGAATTCGTGTATGTCATCTTCCAAGGTGAGATTGACATCGCAACCTACACCCTCGTTCGCGATGGTGGTGTCGATTACCAGATAGAAGCAACGCAGGCTCTCAAGCCAGCGAACACCACTCTGCTCGGGTTCATAGGAGTTCGTCGATGAGCCTGACATACAAGCAAGCGAACGACGATATCCTTGCGCTGTTGAAAGCAGCGTGGGACACGACTGGTCACAAGATGTTCTGGGAAGGCGTCCGTGATCAGCGTGAGACTGACATGTCGCCATGGGCGACTGTCGTTGTCCGCCATGCGGCTGGTCAGCAAGATACTCTCGGCGGTATCGGTAATCGCCAATTTCTGCGCCTCGGTGCAGTTGTCGTCACAATCAATACTCCATCAAGTTCTGGCTTGTCAGAGGCCTACAATTTGGCTAAAGTCGTTGCAGACGCCTATGAGGGCGTTTCGTCACCGAATGGAGTTTGGTTCCGCAACGTTCGCATCAACGAGCTAGGCCGGGAAGGCACTTTCTTCCAGACCAACGTCGTCGTTGATTTCGAATACTACGAAACAAAGTAAAGGAGGCCAGGAATGGCACAGGTCCCGAAGATCGACTCCAACATCACCGGCCTCGCCTATGCGGAAGAAGCTTCCCTCGGCTTGCTGCCCGGTGAAGGGGGTCTTGGAGGCACTCCGGTATGGAAGCGTCTCAACCCGAACAGCTACAACGATTTCGGCGGTGAAGTCGTTACTGTGGCACCCAATCCCATCAATCCGTCTCGTCAGCGCCGCAAGGGTGTGACCACCGACCTCAACGCGTCTGGTGGCTTCAACCACAACCTGACTTACGAGAACCTGACCGACATCATGCAGGGCGTCTTCTTCGCCGACATTCGTGCGCAGGCCGAACAGGCTGTCACGCTCGTCGACGTCGATCTCGCCAACCCTGATGAATACGAAGTCGCAGCCACGGCTGGTTTCCTCGTCGGTTCGCTCATCATGGGCAAGAACTTCACCAATGCCGCGAACAACGCTGTGAACGCGGTGACTGCGATTGTCGCCGATACTTCGGTGGAAGTCGCAGACGGTCAGCTCGTTGCCGAAACGCCTCCGGCCAGTGCGGTCATCAAGGTGGTCGGCTATCAGTTCGCTGGTGGTGACGCTCTCATCGATGTCAGCGGCAACCTGCCTCAGCTTCAGTCGAATGGTGCTCTTGCAGACTTCACGACGCTCGGTCTGGTGCCGGGTCAGTGGGTCTACATCGGTGGTGATGTCACTGCCAATACCTTCACGGCTGCTGCGAACAACGGCTTCAAGCGAATTCGTTCTGTCTCGGCAACGGCGATCACTTTCGACAAGTCGGATCAGGCGATGGTCGCGGATGCTGGCGTCGCTGGCAAGACGATCCGTCTGTTCTTCGGCGATGTTCTGCGCAACGAGACTGGTGCTCTCATCAAGCGCCGGACCTACAACATCGAACGGATGCTGGGTGCTCCGGACGATGCTCTGCCCGCGCAGATCCAGTCGGAAGTCCTGAAAGGCGCTGTTCCCAACGAAGTCGCTCTGAACATTCCGCAGGCCGATCTGGCCTCTGTGGACTTCACGTTCGTGGCGACTGACAACGAACAGCGTGATGGCGCAACTGGTCCCAAGCAGACCAACGTGATCGAGCCTGCTCCTGCTTCAGAATACAACACTTCGAGCGACATCGGCCGTATCCGGCTGGCGACCGTCTCGAACGTTGACGAAGCACCGACGGCTCTGTTCGCCTACGTCACCGAAGCGACGATCAACATCAACAACAACGTCACGCCCAACAAAGCGGTCGGTGTTCTTGGTGCGTTCGACGTGACCGCAGGCACGTTCGAGGTCTCTGGCGAACTCACGGCGTATTTCTCCAACGTGGCTGCGACGCAGGCCGTTCGGACCAACGCCGACGTGACGCTGGACATCTCGTTCGTCAAGGACAACACGGCGCTGATCATCGACCTGCCGCTCATCTCCTTGGGCGATGGACGACTCAATGTGGAAGTGGACGCACCGATCACGCTGCCACTCTCCACCGATGCGGCATCCGGTCAGGACGTGTCGACCGATCTGGACCACACGGCCCTGATCACCTACTTCGACTACGTCCCGAACGCGGCGTAATCAACAATCGGTGGGCGGTTCGCCGCCCACCACAACCTCAAAATACTGGAGAACTGAAGATGGGTATGTATGACGTTTTCGAGACCGACGAAGATCTCGAAACTTCCGGCATCTGGCTCGACTATGGCGATTTCCGCGTGCGGATCGCTTCTGCTGGTCAGGGCAACAAGAAATACGTGAAATACGCCGAGAAAGCGTTGAAGCCGGTTCGCAAGGCGATGCAGGCCGGTGCTCTGTCCAACGAGCGCTCTATCGCCATCATGTCTGACATCTACGCGAAGACAATCATCCTGGACTGGGAAGTCATCGAGGGTGGCAAGCCCAAGAAGGGCATCGAGTCTCGCGATGGGAAGGTTCTGCCCTTCAACTATGAGAACGTCCGTCAGGCGTTCCTCGATCTGCCCAACCTGTTCATCGACATTCAGGAACAGGCGAACTCCATCGCCAACTTCCGGAAGGCCGAACTGGAGGAAGACGCGGGAAACTCGTAAGTGTCCTTGAATACCAGATGGAACAAGGACACATCGAGGAGCAGATCATAAAGCAGGCCGTTCGCAGCGGCCTGCCTCTGCCTGATAAGATCCAAAATGCCCCTAGCATTTGGCCGGGGCTGGAGCTATACTACATCGGGTTCCTAGAGCTTACTACGTCGCGACAATTCGGCGGGTTTGGAATAGGGCCGATACCATGGCTCGCCATCGAGCAATACTGTCACGTCAAGGAGTTGGACGAAGATCAAACAGAAGCGATGCACCATCACGTCTCTGAAATGGACAAAGCCTACATCAAGCACCAGCAAAAGAAGAACAAGTAATGCCGACGCTCCAGTTCTCCAAAAACATACGCCGTCGTGGAAGGCAGGTGGAGAACGCGGCAACGGCTCTGGTGAAGACTATGGCAAAGCGCACGCTTAGGTCTCTCGTCTATAACACGAAAGCTGATACCGGCAAGGCTCGCTCCAACTGGCGCGTCGGTATTGGCGCTCCAACGAGTGCTGTTATCAGACCATATGCTCCGTATCCGAAAGGATCGAAAGCTGATGGTCAAGGTATCGGCGAAACTGCGAATGCCCAAGCAGCGATCTCTGCTGGCAACGCTCGCATCAATGCTGTTCGCGGTGTCAGTGGTGTTGGCCTGAAGACTGGTATCTTCATCAGCAATAACGTAGATTATCTGGACAAGGCTCTCGTTCCGGGTGCCGTTGAAGCCTCTGTCGTTGAGGCGCGTGCTGCTCTCCGTTGGTTCAGAGTATTCGATCCGCGTCGTAGTGGCGACGATGATGGAGGTGACATCTGATGGTCACTGAAAATGTCAATATTCGATTTGTTGAAAGCGGTGCTCGAGTTATCAAGCGCCGTATCGACGATATCGGTGAAAGTGCGAACCGAGCTACTCGTGGTATCTTTCTTCTCCAGCGTGCTCTGTTCGTCTTGGGCGGTGCGGGTATCGCTCGTGGTCTGCAACAGTATGCAGATGCACTCACGAACATGGAGAACAGGCTTCGACTGACGACTGACAGCACGGCTCAGCTCGAAGCTGTGCAGTCTGAGCTTTTCAACGTGGCGCGTCGGTCTCGTTCAGATTTGATCGGCACGGCTGATCTTTACAATCGAATTGCTTTGTCAGCGCGAAACCTCGGTGTTGGACAACGTCAAATCCTTGCCGTGACTGAAACACTTCAGCAGGCCGCTATCCTCTCCGGTGCGTCTGCCCGAGAAGCCAATGCTGCGTTAATCCAGCTTGGGCAGGGTATCGCGTCCGACCGTCTGTCTGGTGACGAACTTCGTTCTGTTCTCGAACAGCTTCCTGCCGTTGCTGACATCTTGGTCGATTACCTGAACCAGACTGGTCAGTTTGGTGAAGTCACTCGTGGCACTCTGCGTGAGCTTGGTCGAGAAGGTAAGATCACTGCTGATATCGTATTCCGTGCGATTGAAGCTTCGCAAGGTCGTATCGCGCAGCTTTTCGCTGAAACTCAGCCGACGCTTGACCAAGCGTTCAATGTCGCTAAGACGAATTTCCTAGAATTCTTGGATGCTTTTGATGATGCGACTGGTGCGAGTGCTGCAATCGCAAGATTGATCATCAGTGTCTCTGAGAACTTCGATATTCTTCTCGCTGCCATCCTTGCTGTCGCCGCCGCTCTCACTGGGCTGTTCGCCGCTAAGGTTGTCGCTGGTATCTCCGCTTACATCACGAAACTTCAAATCGCTGGCGGAGCCCTTGCCAGACTTCGGGCAATTCAAGCTTCCTCTGCCGCTGCCCAAGCGGCCTCGACCGCCGCTATTGCGAACGATACTCGTGCTCGTGTCGCTAACCTGACTGCGATCACTACACGTTCCGCGGCACAAGTTCGGTCTGCTCAACTTGAGTATGCAGAAGCAACTGCCGCCTTCCAGAACGGTCGTGCTCGTGATGCTCTCACTGGTCGTTTTATTGCGAACCAAGTTGCTCGTGATCGTCTCACTGCTGCCAGCATTCGACTGGCAAATGCCGAACGAGTGAACCTTGCACTGACTGGACAGTTGACTGCTGCCCGGACGGCCAGCACGGCGGCTGACAATGCTGCGGCGGCTGCTGCTACCCGCGCAGGAGCGGCTCAGGCGGCGCGCGGTGGCGTCCTTGCCCGCCTTAGTGCTACCTTCCCCCTGCTGGCTGGTGCGGCCCGTCTGGCGGCTGGTGCGGTCTCTGCGCTGTTCGCAATTATCGTTGCAAATCCCATCGGTGCGCTTATCGCCGCGATCGTCGCTGCTGGCATTGCAATCTTCACTTTTGGAGATCGCATAAAGGTCACTGCCGATGGTGTTGTCTCGCTCAAAGATGCGGCGATTGCAGCATTCCAGCTGATTGGTGAAGCAATCGCTCCTGTGACGAACTTCTTGAAGCGAGCATTCAGCGAGTCTATCGATTTCGTGAGTAACGCTTTCAGCACTGTCTTCCCGCAAATCTTGCGAGTTGTTGGTGATGTCGTTGCTGGCATCATCGATGCTTTCACTTTCATTCCTCGAGTAGTGATCGGCATCGTTGCTGGCATCATCGCAGCGTGGGATCAACTCCCTGCTGCGTTGGGTGCTGTGGTCGACTCGATCACTGACTTCTTCGCAACTGGTTTTGAGAATATCGCGAATCTTGGTATTCGCGCTGTGAACAAGATCATCGAGGCTTTCAACTCTCTGGCCCAAACTGGAGTAGGCGAGTTCCTCGGGTTCACTCCTGGAGAACTACTGGACGATATCTCACTTGATGGTCTTAGAACGAACTTTGGTGGTTCTGGTCAAGCTGCTGGCGAAGCGTTCACGACTGCTTTCAACAATGTCGTTGAAGGCGGTGAAGTAAGGAATGTCCTTGACCGTTTCGGGACAGCGGTCCTCGAGCGTGCTCGTCAGAATATCGCTGCTGCTGAAACGACCTCTGGTCAAATCACTGACAGTGAGATAGATCTGAACCGTCCGGGTGCTGGTGATACTGGCGGAGGAAGCGGTGGTAGAAATGCCCCAGACTTCGCTTCTCAACTCGCTGAGCTTCAACAGCGTATCGAACTGGAACGTCAATACGGTATCCAGAAAGAGATCACGAATAACATTCTTGGCATCGAGCGCACTATCAAACGTGAGCTTACCCAAGTGGAAGCAGAGCAAGTTGCTCGTGCTACCGAACTGCTGGAAATAAGCCGTATCCAAGGGGAAGTCCTGGAGAGCATCCTTGGGCCTCAAGAAACTCTACGGTTCACACAGCAGGCTCTGAACGAACTCTTCGCTCAGGGTGCGATCAATCTCGAGCAGTATAACACGGCGCTGCGCGAGACGCAGATCGCCGCTGACCGTGCTGCCAATACTCTCGGCGGTGGTTTCAGGGCTGCTATCGCATCCAGCATCCAGTCTGCCGGACAGTTCGGCGAGACGCTTGGTAACTTCGTAGTCGGTGCGGCTGGTCAGGCTGCTGATGCTATCGTTGAGTTCGCCAAGACTGGTCAGTTCAACATTCGCGCTTTCTTCCAGGATCTGTTCGCTCAGCTTCTCAAGCTCGCAGCACAGCGACTTCTGCTTCAGTTCATTGGCGGCTTCTTGGGTATTCCCGGCGCTGGTCTGGCTGGTTTCAGTCAAGGTGGTTCGATCTTGCCATCCTTCGCTGGCGGCGGTAGTATCAACCCAACTGGACCCGGTTCTACTGACTCGCAAATCGTGGCGTTCAACAAGCGTCCTGACGAGCGGGTTGATATCCTTACTCCGGGTCAGCAAGCAGCGCAGAGGAACAACATGAACGGAGGGGTCGGTGGTAGCACGACGGTCAATACGACGACTAACGTCGCGGCAGTCCTCTCTCCGAATGATATCGTCAACGCATTTGATGGTGCAGAAGGTGAAACGGTTGTGGTCAACATGATCCAGCGCAACGCCAGCACTATCAGACAGATCGTCCAGGGGTAAGACATGCCTAACGCAACAGGGGTCGCAAACACACCGAGCGAGCTTCTCGCAGCAATCAACACTCTCGTTGTAGCCAACGGGTGGACGAAGCTTCGTGGTGAGACAGACATGAACTGTGCGTCTCCGAAAGCTGCTCGTTATTGGCGTCTACTCTGGATCGAGAATACCAGCGTCATTGACGATTTCCGTGCGCTCAACTCTATCCAGTTTCGGACTGCCTTGGGCGGTGCTGCTATTTCTGGAACTTGGTCTGCGACGAGTATCGCAAGTGGAACCTTGCCGGGTGCTTTCATTTCTGCTGATATTGATGATCAGATCTTTACGATCACTCTTGATGCTGGTTCTGCAACTATCGTTCGTGAAGCTGCAATTCAAGCTCCGAGTTCATTTGCAAACGCGAGAGCCCCGCGTGATTTCATGATCCAGTGGTCGAACGACAATCTCTGCTGGACTACAATGTATCGAGTCAACAACCTCACTTGGTCTAACTCTGAGACTAAGATCTTTCAGTTCGACGATGGCTATCTGGACTCTCTGCACACGAACGGAACCCAAGCCCGTCGCGTCGGTTTCGACGTCCGTTCTGATTTCTCAACTGTTCGTTCTTTCAACAACCAGTATGCTGACTGGTGTGATGATCGTTTCATTTGGCAAGCTCCAGGCTATGATGCGAACCGTCGCATCTATATTGAAGCTCGAGGTCACTCCAATTTGGGTAACAGCACAAACTATATTCAGTTCACTCTTTCTCCTGAATACAGTGCTGGAGTTCCAGGGTTCGGAGATCAAATCGGTGGATTTAGCGGAGATACTGTCCTGATTATGGACATAAATCCAGTCGAATACTGGATCTACATGAACAACACACGTCTCATCGTTATCGTTAAAAATGGTGCTGACGATTATACTTCTGCATATATCGGTTTCCTTAGTGCATTCGCTGATCCCGACAACTATCCGCATCCTCTGTATATGTGTGCGACCAGTGACGGTTTCGATGCTTTCAATGCCACGAACAACGTTCTTTCCAGTATGTGCGATCCTGGTGATGAAGCTGGCCGCGTTCGTCTTTGGGACAATAACTGGTATGAGGTCGCTAATAGAAATAATTCTGGCATCACGAATCTGTATAAACAGTTTCCAGTGACTTACGTCTGGCCATATCATATCGGTAGTGGAGGACGCGGAAACTGGCCTTTTACATTCGTCGGTGATTGGGTTGATTTCGACAACCATTGGTTGAACCAGATCGATGCGACCAATCAAGGAGATTACCCAGTCTATCCGGCTATTGTCGTTAATAGAGAATATGGTAATCTCGGGGCACTTCAAGGAGTTTATGTCGTTCCTGGAAGTGTGGTCGTTCCTGAGCAGGTGGTCACAATCAATGCTATCAACTATCGCGCATTTCCTAACAGGACTCGTCGCGCTGGTTGCAACTGGTTCCTCGTGAGGGAAGACTAATGGCTTATTCAACTGGTTCCGGCGATTACAACGCTCTCATGGCTGCGGTGCTCGCTCACGCGGTCGCAGACGGCTGGGTAGAAGCTGGCGGCATCGGCACTGGCTGGCCCATCAGCAAAGGAAATGTTCGAGGAGTTGATTGGTCTACTTTCACTATCGCGAATACTGATTTCACTGGTGGTGGAGCTTTCCCGAAAACTACTCGCTGGATCAGAATTGCTGTTGGCACTTCTCCTGCGAACGCTACTGCGAACGCTGGATCGACAGCAACTTCTGCCAGCTTCCCGAACATGGAATACACGATCGACACGTGGCACATCTTCTCCGACCCCAGCATTGGTGATCATATCAATGTCGTTGTGCAATTCAGCAATGGTTTCGATGCAGCGGTCTTCGGTCATTTCTCCTTTGGGGAACTCAACAAGCATGGAATGACATATGGTGGTCTCGCATATGCGAGTGCTCATCCTGTTCGTGGTTTCGCAGCTGATAACAACGGTGATGAGAACTTTGCTCGTGACTGGCAAGCTGGTGTTTATGGATCCATCTTCCGTCACTTCAATGGTCGTATTGGCTACAGCTATACGAGCAACCTGACCTACAATCCATTTCAATACGTGATCAGCCCAACAAACTCTCCGTTTCCCGCATTGCCGATCTGGCCTGCGGCAGACACTTCGCATGACCAGTCTCGTCTTCTTGATACTTATGGTATCAGTCAGGACAGCTTTGAGATCCACACTGTGTCTCCTTTCAATCTTGGAGACGCAAATGCGAAAATGGGACACAGTGCTCTCATCGCATCTTCTCAGCCGTATTCTGGTGGTGTCAGCTTCATGCCGATACCTATCTTGATTGCGAATACAACTTCTGCATCGCAGACTCTTCGTTATATCAACGTTGGTTCTGCTCCTAATATTCGTCTCTGCTCTCTCCAGAACCTGCTTGCTGGTGATGAGATCACATATGCTGGTGATACTTGGCAAGTGTTTCCGATGGTCTGTAGAAAAGAAACTTCTACGCTTGGAAAGCGGGGAATTGTCAGCAGCGGTCCTTACGGTTTCGCATACAAGAAAGTCGTCTAATGGCTGGCACTCTAACAGACGAAGATTACGTCGCTTTCATCAACGGTGCCAGTCCGTCCTTTTCTGGTCAGCTCGTCTTGGGCCAGCCCGGTGCGGTTCCTCAGTATGCAGGAGCCTCTGCGAACATTCGCAGTATGTTTCGTGACGTTGAAGCTTTCGATTTTCCTGCTGTTTTGTCTGGTGGAACTCCTCCGACTGGCGTTCCAAGCGGACGGACATTCACTTTCAGAATTGCACCAAATCATCATCATGACTTCCATTTCAAATTGTGGGTCATTCCGTCTCTGCTTCAATTGAACAACCCTCAGTTGAATACGAATATCCCATTCACTCTGTGGAACACTTGGTTCGATACAGAGACGGTTACTAGAATTCTGATCAATGGAAGCTCTGTGCTTTCGTTTGATATCAGCATCGGTAATACTATCGGTGACTTCCAACTTCGAACCGTGAACATGCAAATCGGTGCTGGTGAACCTAGTATCGAAGCAACGGTGCAGTTCATCACCGAGAACCTCTTGGGCGTTCTCACGGCCATCGCTGCAATCTCTGACACCTTCAATCTCATCCCTGATGTTCCTATCAAAGAATACTGGGAATTCAAGACTGACGTGCTCGTCAATCACAAAGGCGTTGAGCAGCGCATCGCACTTCGTCGCCAGCCACGCATCAAGCAACAGTTCACTTTCGAGATCATCGATCTTCGTCAGCGCCGCACTCAGTATAACGTGGTTCGCAAGAACATCACTGTTCAGTCACTGGTGCCGATGTATCAATACTCGGTGAACGTCGGTCAGCCCGCTGTGATCGGTGCTTCAAAGATCTTCCTCGACAATGCCCAATCGAACCTGCGTGCTGGTCAGTTCGCAATTATCGTCAACCCAACGACCGAAGATCTGATTATCAGCAAGATCCAGTCTGTCGATCTTGATGGCATTACTCTCTCGTCGGCTATCACTTTCGACATTGACGATCACTGGGTCGTCGCTCCTGCAATCAACGCAATCGTCAATGACGGTAGCGGTATTGACATGCGGAATGTGACTGGTCAGCTCAAGGTGAATGCAGACAGCTTCGAAGATCCAGTTCTTTTGCGGCCAAACGCAACTCGCGTAATAGATACGTTTGATGGTCTGCCGATCATCAAGCGTAGGCCGCTGATATCTGCTGATGAGAAGTTCAACTACGAACGCGAAATCCTCGATAATGAGACTGGTGCAAGAGATCTCAACAGTGCTTGGCTTCACCCGAAGCTGAGCGGAACCAGAAGGTTCATTATTCAGCGAATTGCTGATCCTGATGAGATGGACTACTGGCGCTCTCTGTTCGACACAATTCGTGGTGCGCAGAAGTCTTTCCTGCTTGCGACGTGGTTCCCAGACCTGACGCTGAATGAGCCGAACCAAAGCGTCAAGGGTCTTTCCAGCTTGGTAGTGACCGAAGACTATTATCCTTCTCTGTATCATCAGTATGACACTTGGAGAAGGATCCAGATTGAGTATCCAAATGGGACTGTTACACATCATACTGTCGGAGTAGCTACGACGAACGCTGATAGCACGAGCACAATCGAGTTCTCTCCAGCTATTCCTGATACTGCAGAAACCGACACCATCAAATACATCAGCTTCCTTATGCGCTGGAAAGCGTCAGACAGGGTTGCTCTTGACCACTTTGCCAACTATAGTGAAATCAGCTTTGGTGTCTTCAGCTCGGATGAATAGATGGCATATCAAGACGATGAAACCGGACTGACAACTGGACGCCCAATCGAGCTTTACAAGTTCGATGGAACCTATAACGATTACACTTTCACCAGTTACAACGAGCAGGTCGTCTCTGGCGGTCAGGTGTATGTTCCAATCGCCATCGACAGGAACAAGCTGAAAGTCGCCACGCAAGAACAGACAGAGAATGCGCTTGAAATAACGATGCCGTTCGATCACCCGATGGTGAGAGAATATGCCTATCAGAACGCACCTCCTGATCTCAACTTCGAACTTATCCGCTGTCACGAGACCGATCCGAACGATACGGTCACTCTCTGGGCTGGGCGCGTCACTGGCTTCACGGTTGAAGGTCGTGTGGCGAAACTCAAAGTTCCTGCACTGATGTCATATGCGTTGAACGGCAATGCTCCTGTTCCGCGATATCAGGCTCCATGCAACCATGTTCTGTATGATCAGCGTTGCGGCGTTGATACGGCACTCAATCAGCATGTTACGACTGTCACTCAGGTTGTCGGCAATATCGTGACCATCGCTTCATATCCATGGGCTTCTACTGATGCAGTCGCTGGTCAAATGATCTCACCCGGTGGTGAGCAGCGCATGATCATTTCTACGCTGGCTACAGACATCACTGTCACGTATCCATTCGCCAATCTCAAGGTTGGTGACACCGTCACTATTCGCAAAGGGTGTGATCACGCTTTCGATGGTGACTGCAAGAACAAATTCAATAACGGCGCGAGGTTCGGTGGTTTTCCGATCGTTCCTGCCCGCAACCCATTCACGAGCACTCTGACATGATCTGGTTCACACTCGCCCTCTTTGTCGTCTCGTTCCTCATCGTTGCGCTTCTGGCTCCGAAGCCAGAAATCGAGAACGCGAGAGCACAAAGTCTTGACGATGTCAACTTCCCTCGTGCTACTGAAGACGCACCCATCCCGCTCAT